ACGTGCACCCGAGGCGACGCGTGGTGAGCGCGGTCCGCATGACGATGGAAGCTCGCGTGATCCGCCCTGAGATATTCGACCGCCGTCGGTGAGAAAAATGGCGGAAGAAGCCGGACGAGGGCGGGGGAGAGCGGCGGTAGAGTGAAAGCGGCTTGCGCCTGGGGAAAATTGGGCCGCGAGGTTCCTGAGCGGGATCGGTCTCGCCGGCTAGCGGCCCAACTCCAGGCGGGACTACCCTGGCTTGCGGGCGCTCGTGAGGTCGCTCCAGAGTCGGCGGGCCGTGTCGACCGGGACCTCTTGCCGGACCACCAGGCGGACGCCGTCTGGCATGCGCACCACGACCTCGACGACGGCCACGCCGGGGCGAACCCGGGGTCGGGGCGCCGCGGGCTTGCGGCTCACCGGCGGCCGCCGAGCTGCACCAGCGCGCTCCCGCGCGCGCAGAAGCGCCGCACGTACTGGCACCCTTCCTCGACCTCGGACACGCTCTCCAGGCCGGCGCCGTACAGCTTCGCGGCCAGGGGCTGGGCCGCCTGCAGGGCGCTGGTGGTGCTGCTGGCGCGCCGGCCGTGCACGGTGCTGGTCACGTAAGCGCCGCAGGTGAACTTCACGAAGATGGTGCTCTCGTGCGCCGCCATCGTCAGGCTCCCAGCGAGCCGCCGCGCTTCTCCAGGCTGCGCCGCATCCGCAGCCACGCCTGTCGCGGTGTCAGTTCGGGGCGGTCGCCGGTGTATTCGTAGCGCTTGCGCTGGGCCGCCTCCACGGCCTGCACGGGGCTGGCGCCCACGTCAACGCTGCCGGCGTACAGCTGACCGTCGGTGCGCCAGTAGTAGTCGATGACCAGGCGCCGGCGCGTGGGCGTCTCGCGCAGGCGCAGCCGCATGCCGTGCACGCCGCTGGTGTTGTTGCGCTGCAGGCGGGCCATCAGATGCCCCTCGCGTCGATCGCGGCGACGACGCTCATGCGCTGCAGCCAGTCGGCCGCGCGCTGCGCCTGCGCCGCGTTGAGCTGCAGCACCACGCCGCCGGCGGCGATCGTGACCTGGCCGTCGCTGAAGACGCCCAGCCGCAACTCGTCGACGGCCGGTGCCGGCGGGACGCCCCCCACGCCGGCAATCAGCGTCACCGGCGTGAGGGCCGGTGCCTGCGCCGGCACGGTGGCCACCGCGCGCTGCGTGCTCGCTCCCTTGCGGCCCTTCTTCGGCGCCGGCGCCGGCGCCGCGTTGGCCTTCCTGGCCAGCCAGCCTTTGAAGCCGGTTGCAGGGGCGTCTGAAGCGGCTTTGGCGGCCACGTACCGCGGCGTGACGCCTGTCTTGTCCGCGACGATCACCGCGCCCTCATCGCGCAGCTCGCTGATCAGGCGCCCGGCGGTGCTGTAGGCGCACTGCAGCGTCTCCATCAACTCCCCGCGCGAGATCGGGCCGCAGGCCGCGATGGTCTTGCGCGCACGTTCCTTCAGCGTCAGGTCGTTGGCGACCGCGTCGGCGTTGTCGCCCGGGCCGGCGGCCGCGGCCACGCCGTGGTCGAACACGCTGGCCGGCCCCGTCTTCTTGGCCTGCGTCTCGGTGGCCGGCACCAAGCGGTGCTCGAAGTGGTCTCGTTCCTCGTCCATGATCAGGTGCTCCTATGGTCTGTCGTCGACAGTCAGCTTGCAGCGAGGTCCGCCGTCCGCACGTGCTCGATCGCCTTCTCCGGGTCCGCCGTGCGCCAGTCTGGCCAGCGCCGGCTCTCGTTCTTCGCCTGCTTCGCCGCGATCGCGGCGGCTATCTGCTCGGGCGTGGCGCCGCTGCGCCAGGCGCCATCCAGGCCGAGGATGATCACGTCCACCCACTCGGTCAGCGTGGGCAGCCCGTCGCCGGCGGCGTCTTGCACCTCGATCAGCTCCTTGCGGATGTGGTCGCAGACGCCGGCCACGCGCGGACCGGGCCCGAACGTGCGCTGGCTGAACGCGATCTGCCGCCGCAGGTGCGCCACCAGGTCGAACTGCAGCGGCAGGTGCAGGACCTCGAGGCCGAGCCGGTGCGCCACGTGCAGCTCGAGGTTGGCACCCTTGCTGCGCTCCCAGCCCGGCATCAGCGCGATCGCATCGCACCCGCAGAGCTCGCGCAGGTCGGTGCGCAGGCACTCTTCCCAGCTCTTGCCCGGGTCCGGGTTCAGGTCGGCCGGGTTCACCACCTCGAAGCCGGCGCCTCGCAGCAGCTCGGCATGGGCGTGGAACGCGGGGAAGTTGTGCTCGGGCAGGCCCGCCATAGGGCCGGAGAGATAGACCTTCAAGCTGCATCTCCAGTGGATTGCGATTGATCGTCGCGCTCGAGCCCCGGCGGCCCCTCCGGCTGCGCCCAGTGCGTCACCCCCAGCACCGTGCCGCCGCTCTCGCAGCCGATCCAGCAGCCCATGCCGTCGTCCCACCAGCCGCAGAAGAAGCCTTCGCTGCCCCAGCACAGCACCGTGATGTCGCTGTCGGGCTTCGTCAGCTTCGCGTCGTGCCACTCCAGCAGCTCGGCGCGGCTCACCGTCGGCCAGTCGTAGCGGCCGCGGCGCTTCAGCGGCACGTGCTTGCGCGTGTCCTCCTGCAGCACGTACACCACGGGCAGCAGCGTGCGGTCGACCACCACGCGCGCCTTCTGCACGTGATGCTGCAGCAGTCCGCCCACCGCACTGCTGCGCACGCCTGCCACCTGGGCCAGCTCGCGCGCCGTCGCGCGCTTGTGCAGCGTCAGGTGGCGCAGCATCCTGGCCGAAGGCCAGCTGCCATTCAGGCCCGGACGGCACGGCTCCGGCGGGGCAGGCGGTGGGGCGGGCGGGCGCGTCAGCGCGTCGGCCATCATGGCCATCGCGCCCAAGGCCGCGGTGCTTGCGGTGGCGCTTGCGGTGGTGCCCATCAGGCGGCCTCCTTCTGGTTGGCGGGCTCCAGCCCGGGAATGACGCCCTGCCGCTCCGCGATCTCGCGCGCGCGCTCGGCGCGCTCGCGCTCGCGCATCAGCCGCACGATGCAGTACAGCTGCACCGTGGTCAGCCCGTACTCCTGGCTCAGCTCGGCCATGCGGGCGGCGCTGAACTTGCGCGCCGTGGCGCTGTCGGTGCCGTACTTCGCCCAGATGTCGCGGTCGCGGTGGCTCAGCTCGTACTGCAGGTCCACCGGCACGTAGATGTAGGTGCGCTGGAACTGGCTGCAGATGCGGTGCGCCACCGTGCGCATCACCTCGCGCGCCAGCGTTTCCTCCACCTCCAGCGTGCCCGTCAGCTCCTGCGTGCCGGTGGCCACCAGCGCGTCGACGAAGATGGACAGCTTGTCCTCGCCCCGGCGCGTCATCGGGCCCCCCCGCGCTTGAGCCACTGCTTCATGCTCTCCGCCACCAGGTCGGCCTGGGCGCCGGTCAGCCACTCCACGCGGCTGACGCCCGTCTGGCGGTGCGCATAGGCGCTCAGGGCCTGCATGGTGCGGGTCTGCACCAGGCCGGCGTCGGCCAGCTGCATCCACAGCGCCCAGAGCAGCTTCTCCTTGGGCTCCAGCGGCCGCGCTATCTGGCGGCCTGCCTGGGGCGCCTGCGGCTTGCCCAGGCAGCGCCGCAGGTGGTCTATGAAGCGGCGCCGCCCGCTCACGTCCAGCAGCGCCGCGCTGCGCACGCCGCCGCACACGGTGGCCATCAGGTCGCGGTAGGCGTCGTCGTCCAGCGCCAGCGCCTTGGCCAGCTGGTGGATCTGCGCCAGGTCGTGCTGCCGCGCGCTCAGCGGCTGGCGCTGGCGCGTCCTGGGCCTGGCGTGCGGGGCTGCGGGGGCGGTGGCTGTGGTCATGGCGTGCATCGCGTTTGAAAGGTGCCGGTGTTGCGCACACCGGCTGAAGCGGCCGCGGCCTCGACCTGTAGGAGGCAGGCTTCGGCGCAGATCCGGGTACGCACCGTCGCTGCGCTGATCCGCGGCTGCGGGAGTTGCTTTCTGGGTGGGTCCACCCCCCGCCTACAACCCGCCCGGCTCACGCGGCCCTCGCCGCCGGGCCCGCGTTGCAGGCCTACGCTGCGGCGGCGGCCTCCATGTCGCTGTCGTTCAGGCCCTTCAGCAGCGCGATCACCAGGCGGTCCACCTCGCTGTCCACGGCGCGCACCACCACGCGGTCGCCGGCTTCGTCCACCGTGGCGCCGATCGCGCGCAGCTGCTGCACCGTCAGCTGCGCCAGCGCCTTCTTGTTGGGCTTGCGCTCGGTGATCACCAGCACCTCGGCCAGGTCGGGCAGCTTCCTGTCGATCAGCTGCACCACCTGGTCCGGGTCGTCGAAGACGATCTTCCCGGCGCCCTTCTCCAGGCCCACCTTCACGCCGTGCAGCACCACCGTGCGCGGCTTGACGAAGAGCTCGGGCGCGGCCTCGATGTCGGCCTTGAGCTGCGCCTCCAGCTCGGCCAGGCGCTGCAGCTTGCGGCGCACCTTGGGCAGGTTGCTGCGCAGGAAGGCCTGGCGCGCCTCCTCCAGCTCGGTCACCATCGCCTTCAGCGCGGTGCGGGCCTCGGCATAGGCCTTGGTGCGGGCCTCGATCTCGTTCATGGTGGGCATCTCGTGCTCCGGTGGGTTGAGTGGTCTTCAGCCTTGGCTGAGCAGCAGCTGCCCGCACAGCACCGGCAGGCTCACGCGCTTCATCTGGCTCAGCGCGCGCAGGCTGTGCATCGCGCGCCGGCGCAGGAATTCGCAGGCCGCCTCCAGCTCCTGCGGCGTGCTGGGCATGTAGTAGCCCGTGCTCGGCCGGCCGCAGATGGCCACGCCGTCCTCGCGCGCGGCGCTGACCAGCTTGCGCAGCTGCCGCGGCCCGATGCCCAGCCGTGCGGCCAGCACCGTGGCCGACACGCCCCGGGCGGCGCCCTGGTGGCGCGCCATCGCGTTGATCAGGTCGGTGGTGGTGGCGGTGGTCATGTGGCTTGCCTCCTTGCGTTGCGGTCAGCTCAGCGCCTTGGGCAGCGCCATCGCCTCGACGACCTGGCCGTTCTGCTCGCCCAGCACCAGGTCGAACCACGGCGCGGCCTTCAGCAGCCTGTCGGCGACGATCTGCGCGTCCATGCGCAGTTCGGTGGCCAGCTCCGCCACGCGCACCCAGTGGCCGCGGCGTGCCTGCACGCGCGCCACGATCAGGGCGTCCAGTGCGCGGCTCATTCGGCGGCCTCGCTGGCAGCGGCCTTCGCTGCAGCCTTCTTCTCGCGCAGCCGCTGCAGGATGGCCTCGCGGTTGCGCTGGTAGTACGCGCGCGACTTCGCGCGCAGCGGTTCCGGGTCGGCCCGGTACTTCGCGCGCGCCCAGTCGGCCTGCTGCTGGTTGATGCGCTCGCGGTTCTCCTCGTCGTAGATGCGCCGGTACTCGCGCACCTGGTCGCGGTTGCGCTCGTACCACTCGCGGCGCTTGGCCATCTGCTCCGGGTCCTGGCGCTGGCGCTGGTAGCGCGCGCGCGAGCGCGCCTGCTCCAGCTCGCGGCGCAGCTTCAGCACCAGCGGGTCGCTCGGATGCACGCGCAGCACGCGGGCGATCTCGCGCACGTCCGTGACGCGCTTGCCCTCCACCACCACGTAGGCGGTGGTCGCCTTGGGCAACCGCAGCGGCTGCATGCCCAGCAGCTGGCTGAAGGGGTTGGCCTTGATGGCCGCGCGGCTCACGGTTCGCCTCTCGCGCAGCTCGCGCCGGCCACCATGTGCGCCGCCTGCCAGGCGGCCTCGGCGGTGGCGATCATGTCGGCGTGGCCGGCACGGCGGCCCGCCTCGAAGGCCTGCTTGCGCGCGCGCTCCTGCAGCACCAGGCCGTCGTCGGCGTGGCCGTCCAGGATGGCCGCGGCGGCGTACACCGCCAGCAGCAGCGCCACGGCCAGGCCCACCGTCCACCAGTTCCACTCGCGGCGGGTGCGGATCACGTGCCCCGTCTCGCGGAAGAGCAGTCTCGACTTGTTCATGCCGCGCCCCTTCAGATGGCCTGCACCACGTCGCGGGTGACCAGCGGCACGCCCAGTTCGGCCGCCGTGTTCAGCGCCGCCGTCACCAGGTTGTTCACCGCCAGCGGGTAGACCATGCTCACCGCGCTGTTGCGCACGCCCTGGCGCAACACCGTCAGCCGCGCGCGCAGCGCGTCCACCGCCTCGCTGTCCATCAGCGTGCCCAGCTCGCGCCCGGCGGCGCGGCAGCGGAAGCCCAGGTAGCCCGCCAGCTCGTGGTCCAGCGGCTGCAGCTGAACGATCTCCACGCGCTGCGCCACCTCGCGCACCTCGTGGCGGCTCTCGCTCAGCTTGGCCAGCAGCTCGGGCTGCGCCAGCAGCAGGATGCCCAGCATCGGCTTGCGCCCGTTCAGCCGCATGCGCTCGTGCAGCCGCTTCAGGTGCTTGAGCGTGGCGATCGGCAGCGCGTGCGCCTCCTCGATCAGCAGCAGATGCGAGTTCCCCGCCGTCGTGCTGCCGGCCAGCAGCTGCTCGGCCTGGCGGGTGCGCTTCTCGCTGGTCTGCGCCACGGCGGCCTGCGGTGCCAGCGTCAACACGATGGCCGTGAGGATGTCGCCGGCCTTCAGCACCTTGCCTTCGGTGTCGGTCTCTGCCATGCCCACCACACTGGGCTCGATCACCGTTACAGGCTTGCGGTCTGTGTGGATGCGCTCCTTCAGGTCGGCCAGCAGCGTGGTCTTGCCGCTGCCGCTTTCGCCCGCCACGGCCACGAAGCGCCCGCCGATGGCCGCCTGCCAGCACGCCTCGCGCACGAAGCGGATCTCGGCGTTCGTGTACATCTCCTCGCTGCAGGTCACCTCGTTCTCGAAGGGATTGGTGAACAGCGCGAAGTGCTTGCGCGCCGCGGGAGTGAGCGTCTGTTTGGCCAGCAGCATGTCGGTTTCCTGTGGGGTGGATGGGGAGGGGCGCGATCGGCCGGCGCCGGCCGGGCGTGCGGGCTTCGGTGGCTCGGGCAGCAGGCGTGGTCCGGCCGGCTGCACGGGCCGCGGCGGGCCCTGCAGCGGCTGGCCGCGCGCATTGGTCGTGGTGGGCACGCTGCGCGCCTCGCAGCGCCGGTACGCGTGCCACAGCGTGGCCAGCTGCAGCTCGCTGGCGCCGCGCTCGCGCAGCAGCTCGGCCACCTGGCGGCGGATCTCCTGGGCGTCGTAGCCGGCGGGCCAGTGGTTCTCGGAGAAGATGCGCCACAGCGAGGCGCGGCTCACCCCGGTGGCCACCTGCAGGTCGCTGAAGCTCACCTCCAGCGCCGCAGCCACGGCGCCCGCGTTCAGCCGCACGCCCGGCGGCGGGTTGGTGCCGTCGATGGTGGGGCGCACTTGCAGCGTCATGCCGCACCTCCTGCCGCGCGCAGCGGCGCCGCCGCCGCCGGCGCCGGGCCGGCCAGCTGCTGCACCAGCGCCTCCAGCGCGTCCTCGGGCACGCCCTCGGCGCCGAAGCGCTGCTGCAGGTCCGCGTACACCTGCGGGCCGAAGGCCTGCGGCCGGCCCAGCCGGGCCAGCGCCTCGCGCACGCGCTTGGCGGCCTCCACGGTGCTGATGCGTGGCGCGGCCACTTCGCGGTGGGCCACCTCCAGCGGCGTGCCGCGGCGCGGCATGTAGGCCGGCAGCACGGCCTCTCGCGCGCGCTTGAAGGGGTCCACCTCGCCGCCGAAGGCCAGCGCGCCCTTCTCGGCGTTGGCCTTGGCCGCGGCCTCGTCCTCGCCGCCGAAGGCCTGCACCAGCGCCGCGGCGCGGTTGGCGTCCACCACGCTGCGGGCGCCGGTGCGCAGCTCCTCGCCGATCACGGGCGCGTCGGCCCTGAAACCGACCTCGTCGCGCTCCACGGGCTTGACCGTCACCCACATGAGGCGCCCGGTCTCGGGGCAGCGGCACTCCACCTCCACGGCGGGCGCCTGCAGGCCGTTGACCACCACATTGACCTTGCGGCCCGGGGCCACCCCCGGCACGAAGCGCAGGTCGTAGTCGCGCCGGCCGAAGCCGCGCACCGCGTAGCTGATGTGCAGGTTGTTGTCCACGCGCCGCTCTTCGGGGTGCGTGGTGGGCAGCGCGCGCATCAGCTCCACGGGCGGCGCCAGGCGCAGTTCCTGCGGCTTGATGCGCATCCACACCTCGTGGCGCGTGCGCCCGTAGCGGCTGTGCACGTGCGTGGCCCCGAAGTGGTTGGCCCACACCAGCGCCTTGTCGTTGAGGTCCTCGAGGTCCTTCACGCGCTGGAATCGCAGCGCGCTCTCGAAGTGCACCTCCACCAGGTGGTGCGCCTTCTCCACCGCGCCGTTGGCGCGGCTGTTGTGCCGCTCGTGGACCATCCAGCGCACGCTCAGCCGCTCCAGCATGTTCAGCACCTGCTGGCTGGTGTTGGCGCTGCCCATGTCCATCTGCAGGATGAACGGCACGCCGTGCACGGGGTGCCCTTCCTTTGGCGCGAACGACCAGATCAGGAAGTCCGCCAGGTGCGCCGCGCACTCGCTGCCCAGGTAGTAGCGCGCCAGCACCTCGTGCTCGTAGTGGTCGGCCAGCGCGTAGCGGATCAGCCGCTCCTCCTGGATGCGGGTCAGGTTCGCCGGCTTGTTCTTGTAGAACTTCTCGGCGTCCATCACCTGCAGCCCGGTGGCGTTGCTGAGGTAGTACGCCACGCAGACCGAGGCGTCGACCTGCCACACGTGGTTCGGGTGCAGGCTGCGCTGCTCCACCGCCGGCGTGGGGCGCGTCAGCTGCGCCGGGTGCAGGTTGCGTTCCTGCAGAAGGGTGGCGATGCGGCTGGTGCTGAGCTCGCTGCTCACCATGCCGTTGTCGCGCAGCATCTGCACCGCCGCGTCGAAGGTCAGGATGCGCTGCCCGCTCTTGCGGTAGCTCGCCAGCAGCGCTGCGCTGATGGCCTGCAGCTCCGCCAGGCTGATGTCTGCGCGGCCCGCGTCTGCGCGGCGCTGGCGCGCGTGGTCGCGCTGCCGGGCGCGCACGATGCGCTGCGGCATGCGCTCGGACAGCCAGCGGTGCACCGTGGGCACGCTGACGCCCAGCTCGGCCGCCGCGCGCTGCACCAGCGCGCCCTTGCGGCCGTGCCCGGCGGCCAGCAGCTGCTGCTGCAGCGCGTCCAGCCTGATCACGGCCTGCGGCGTGAGTCCGGCAGCCATCGGCGCTCAGCCCTGCGTGCCCTGGCCTGTGGCGCTGGCCAGCCAGTCCGGCGGCTGCGGGCTCAGGCTGGCGAGATCCACCTCCAGGCCCAGCTCGTCCACGTGCTGGGCCAGCCGCGCCACCACGTACTCCAGGCCCTGCCGCACGCGCAGCTGGATGGCCGGGCTGGGGTCCTGCTCGTACAGGGCGCGCACCACGGCGTCGATCTGCGCGAACTGCGCGTCCACCCCGGCCAGCACCAGCGTCCACTGGTCCAGCGCGGCCTTCTCGCGCTCGGTGCGGGCGATGTCGTCGGGGCCGGGCTTGAAGCGCTTCCTGGCCAGCAGGTCGTCGATCTTCTTGTTCTTGGCGCCGATCAGGTCGTCCTTGGCGGCCAGGTCCTCGCGGGCTTCGCGCAGCTTCTCGCGGAGCTCGCGGGCGCTCATGGACGCGATGTCGTCCAGGTCGATGCCCAGCACCGACCCCTCGTCGGCGAGCTGCTGCACCTCGTCGTCGTCCAGCACCAGCAGCTCCAGCAGCTTGGTGGCGTTGCCGGCGGCGCGCACCAAATGCGCCGTTGACGGCGCATTCGAGAACTTCAGGCAGGCCTGCATCAGCTTCTGGGCGGCCCGCGGTGCCATGCCCAGGCGCTCCAGGCGTGCGTGGAAGTCGCCATGCGGCACGCGCTCCTTGAGCAGCAGCAGCGCCCGGCCGGCGTCCAGGCAGGCTTCCACCGTGCGGCGCATGTGCTGCGCCACGGTGAACTCCAGCATGTCGGGCTCCAGCGGCCCCTCGTAGGCCAGCTGCTGTGCCAGCTCCGTGGTGCGCTGTTGCGCCTGCAGGTCCAGCGCGGCCAGCTGGTTCGCGGCGGCGCTGTTCTCCGCGGCGACGACGGCCACCGAGCCGGGAATCTCGATCACTTCGCTGGCGGGCAGCGGTTTGCGTCCTCTGGTCATGGTCTTGGCTTGGTGCGAGAGTGGTCAGGTGTTTCGGCTGTAGCGGTTGGCCACCGCCTCGAGCTGGTCGCGGGCACGGGTCATGGCGGCCATGTGCCGCAGCCCCAGCTGCACCGGCGTAGGCCCCAGCCGCCAGTGCCCGGTGGCGGGCACCTTCTCGGCCCAGCCGGCGGCGGCCAGGTTGGCCATGTCGCGCGTCACCACGCTGGGGTTGGCGCCCAGGTCGCGCGCGATCGCCGTCGGTGCCAGGCCGTGCACCTCGTGCCCGGCCAGCAGCAGCACCAGGCGCATGAGGCGCTGCTGGGCCTCGTTCGTGTAGTCGGGCTGCGCGCCGGCGGTCACTGGGTGCGCTCCGGTGCGGGGTGGGCGGCCAGCGGCGTGCCCGGCAGCTCGGGGTCGCCCAGGTGTGCCAGCAGCGCGGCCAGCGCCTCGGGCGGCGGCAGGTCGTCGCCGTCCATGTGCGTGTGCTCGGGGTAGACGATCTGCATCAGCCTGCGGCCGGCGCCGGGCAGCAGGCACTCCAGCGCGTCGGCGACGTCGCCGAGCACCTCCACGCGGTGGTCCTCCAGCACGCCGAAGGGCCAGGGCGCGGTGCCGGCCGCCGGCGCCGCGTGCGTGAGCAGCAGGGCCACGGCGCGGCGCTCGGCGCGGTCCAGTGCCTGCTCCAGCAGGCGCACGTGGGCCGGCAGGGCGGGGGTGGCGGCGGCGCTCACCTTCAGGCGCCCGCCACGTTGCCCGTGGAGCCGGTGGCGGCCGGCTGGCCCAGCACCCACACCGGCGGCGGCATGCCGGCCAGGCGCTGCTGCAGCGCCTGCAGGCGGCGGCGCTGCTGCAGCGCTTCCACGCGGTGGCGGGCGTGCGCCAGGCGCTGCTGCCAGCGCGGCGTCACCAGGCACTGCGTGCGGTCGGGCAGGCAGTACACGGGGCCATCGGGGCCGTCGCCCACCTGCAGCAGGTGCGTGTCGTGGTCGGCGTCGCGCACGGTCAGCTCCGCGCCGTGCCAGGTGCGCAGCTCGCGCTCGGACAGCACGTTGTAGGCCTCCAGCTGCTCGGCGCGCACGCACCAGGCGGCGCTCAGCACCTGCACCAGCCGGGTGTAGGCGTCGGCGCCCGGGGGCACCTCGAAGAAGACGGTCATCTCCTGCGAGGGGCGACCGTCGTCGGTGTTCACGAAGGCTCGGTACAGCATGGGTGGCTCCTGGTGGTGGCCGGTGGGCCGGTGGTGGGTGGTGCGGCGCTCAGGCCGCCTTGCGCGCCTGCACCGCATTGACGGCGGCCAGGTTGGCCGCCAGCTCGCCGTGCTTCAGGCCGAGCAGCACGGCGATGCGGTGCGTCTGGCCGCGGCGAAAGACGCGGCGACGGCCGGAGAGGATTTCGTAGACCAGCTGCCGGTTGACGGCATGCACACGCGACCACTCGGCCACGGAGATGCCGAGCCGGTCGAACTCGGCGCGCACCTGCTCGGGGGTCTTGAGCTGCGCTTTGTGCTTCATACTGTTTGCATGTGCTTGCGGGTCGGCTCGTGCCTTACTGTTTGCATTCACAGGCCCCAATGAGTAGGGGTGCTGTTTTGTGCGTGTCGATGACAGTATGCATGCAGATTTCCGCAGTCGCAAGAGGAACATGAGGATTTCTGCGTGACCTTGGGCAGCCGCCTGAAGGAGGAGAGGGAGCGTCTTGGCCTCACCCAGGCCAGGCTGGGTGCACTCGTCGGCGCCGCGGAGCGGACGGTCATCGAGTGGGAGAAGAATGCGTCGTCGCCCAAGGGCCACCTGCTCGAGGTGATGGCCCAGGTCGGACTCGACGCCGCCTACGTCGTCACCGGTCGGCGTCAGGACAGGGTGCAGGAATCTGCACCCCGGTACGAGATGGTCGGTTCTTCGACCGACCAGTCGCAGGAGGAGCGCGTCCCCGATTGGCTGGTGCTCATCCCGCGTTACGAGCTTCGGGCCAGCGCCGGTACCGGCGCTCGGATGTACGAGCTGGAGCTCAAGGGCGACATCGCTTTCCGTCGTGAAGCGATGGGGCGCACGCTTGGACGTGAGGGCGACGGCTTCGCAGCTGTGCTGGTCGCGGGCGACAGCATGGAGCCGACCCTGCGTGACGGGGACGAGATAGTCATTGACACCCGCATGGCAGACATGCGCGATGGGGTCTACGTCTTCGCCCTAGATGGGGACTTGCGCGTGAAGCGGCTGCGTCGCAGGATCGACGGTGACTTGGAGGTGTGGAGCGACAACCCTGCGTACCCGCCAGAAGTCGTCAAGGCTGAATCGGCGGCGCAGCTCAACCTCTTGGGCCGAGTGGTTTGGCCTCGCATCCGCTAGCAAGGTCAAGGGAGAAGACGATGATCAAGACCTGCCCGAAGTGCGACCACGTCAACCGCAACGCCACGGGCGCTGCCGATGAGGAGTGCCCCAACTGCGGCGTGATCTACGCCAAGGCGCAGCCCCCGCTGCCGCGCGGGCGTGTGACACCTTCGCCCATCACCTACCCCGCCGGCGCGCGGCCTTCGGACTTTCAGCCGTCGCGTCCCGCTGCCAGCCGCCTTGCCAGGGCGGAGGATGGCGACCCGCGCGCGGGCTTCGTTGCCGACATGCGCCAGGGCAGCCTGTACCCGGCGTTCCGCAGGCTGACTCAGGTGGCTTACGTCGTGGGCATGGTGCTGGCCGTGCTGCTGCTGCTGGCCGCGCTGGTGCAGCTGTTCACCGGCAGCTTCCTGGCCGGCGCCGTGGGCGCCGGTGTCGGCGCTGCCGTCCTGGTGGCCGTGATGGTGGGCCGCGAGCTCGCGCTGATGCTGGCCGACCTGAGCGACGCTATGGTGCGTGTGGCGGCCTCTCAGCGGCGCGCCGCGGCAGGCGGTGATTGAGGCGTGACGCCTTGGCTGCCGACGTGATGAAGGTGACGCGCTTCGGCAAGAGCGTGCCTGCGTGTGCGGCATTCCTGGCGTGGACCCAGGGCACGCTGAGCGAGAAGCTGGCCGCGGTGCGCGAGCCCTGCAACCCGGTGGAGAGGCACTTCCTGCTCCTGAGCATCTGCACCGAGCTGTACCGCCGGCGGCACGAGTCGCCACAGATCGCAGCGCTGCTCGTCAGGTACGGTCGCATGCATCTGGCCGAGCTGCCGCTGCTGCTGCCAGAGCTGGAACGCAACGACCGAGAGAACCGCGCCGCCCGCGGTGGGTCACCCATCGAATACTCGCCGCCGCACGTGCCCACGGTGGATCATCTGACGATGGCCCTGTGCGAGGCCGGCGACTACGAAGGCGCCCGTGCCGCATACCGCGAGGCCGTGGACGCCGGCTACCTGGACGAGAGGGCGCTGGCGCACTGCGACGCGCTCGTCGAGAAGCGCCGAAAGCGGTTCGCCAAGGCCGCCGCGGCGCCGCGCACGCCTCGCAAACCGGTATAGCTCGCCCCCGCTGACCGTGCCCGCCACAGTGCGGGCATGGCAGCACCGCCGTTCCGCGTACCGCTGACCATCTTCCAGGGCGCCACCTTCCAGAAGACGCTCACCTGGAAGGTGGGCAAGCCGCCCCAGCCCGTAGACCTGACGGGCTGCAGCGCGCGCATGCAGGTGCGCCCGCAGGTGGCCAGCGCCACCGTGCTGCTGGAGCTGACCACCGACAACGGGCGCATCCTGCTGGGCGGCCCCGCAGGCACCGTGCAGCTGCAGCTGACGCCTTCGGAGACCGCCCCTCTGGCCTTCGTGGCCGCGGTCTACGACCTCGAGATCGTGCACCCCGGCGGCCAGGTGCGCCGCCTGGCCAGCGGCCAGGTCAAGCTCAACCCCGAGGTGACGCGGTGAGCGACCAGCTGCTGGTGGAGGTGCCCGGCGCCACGGAGCTGCTGGAGCTGGCCACGCAGGGCCCGCCCGGCATCCAGGGCCCGCCGGGCCCCAGCGCGGGCGCCGGCGCCGAATACACCGCCGCGGTGGCCCTGGGCGGCCACCGCGTGGCCGCGCTGGACGCCGCCGGCCAGGCCGTGTACGCCAGCGCGCTGCAGGCCGGCGACAGGCTGCGCGTGGCCGGCATCACGCTGGGGGCGGCCGGCGCGGGCGACCTGGTCACGGTGCAGAGCGCCGGCCTCGTCGTGCATGCGGGCTGGTCGTTCACGCCCGGGCCGGTCTACCTGGGCGAAGACGGCCAGCTGGTGCAGGCCCTGCCGCCCGGCGCCGTGTTCAGCCAGGTGCTGGGCCTGGCCGTGGCCGCCACGCGGCTGCTGGTGGCCATCCAGCCCCCCATCGACATCGCGGCCTGACACCGGGCCGCACCACCCATACCCCGCTCCCCCGCCCCTGACTCCATCACCAACGGAGAACCACCATGCCCGGTCAGACCTTCCTTCGCCGCGTAGGCGGCCTGCTGCAAGAGATCCGCGGGGTGCAGGCCAGCACCGGCGCGGCCGACGCCGACAAGATCCCCGCGCTGGACGCCACCGGGCGGCTGGACAACAGCATGATGCCGGTGGGCATCGGCGCCGAGACGCAGATCGCCCCCGCCAGCGAGAACCTGGCCGCCGGCGACTCGGTGAACCTGTGGAACGACGCCGGCACCATGCGCGCCCGCAAGGCGGACGGCAGCAGCGCCGGCAAGCCCGCGGACGGCTTCGTGCTCGCGGCCGTCACCAGCGGCCAGGACGCCACGGTGTACACCGACGGCATCAACACGCAGGCCAGCGGCCTGACGGCCGGCCAGGACGTGTACCTGGGCACCACCGCGGGTCTGGTGACGCAGACCGCGCTCACCGGCGCCGGCCAGGTGCACCAGCGCCTGGGCAAGGCGCTGAGCGCCACGAGCTACGTCTTCGAGCGTGGCGAGCCGATCACGCTGGCGTGACGCGACCAGAGAGGAGCACCCCATGAGCATCGGATCGATCCCGACCCCGCCGCCCGTCGGCGAGGCCAATCCGCCGCCGCCAGCCACGGGAACCAATCCCGGCGGCTCGATCGACACGGCCGTGCCCGGCTCGCCAGCGCCGACGCTGGAGGAGCGCCGGGTTGCCGCGATGGAAGCCCACGCCGCCGCCCAGGCCGACACCGCGGTCGCCATGCGCGATGCCGCTGCCGCCCAACGCGAGCTGCTCACCGCCATGAACGCCCCCCCCCGGCCGATGAGCCGGGAAGCGTTGGCCTTCGAGATCTTGAAGGCCATGCCCGAGGTCACCGGGCTCACCGACCTGGGACTGGTCGACCTGGCCATCAAGAGGGCAGATGCCTTCCGCCAGCGATTCCCGGCTGCGTGAGCTCAAACCGCTATGCCGCAGCATCGCTGTCAAGCTGCAGCGGCGCTTGAGGTTGCCCGCGAACATCGAGCTGGACGATCTCGTGCAGGCCGGCATGGTGGGGGCGTGGCAGGCCGTGGAGCGCTACGACGGCCGTGGCTCGCTGACCGGATGGGCCGCACGGCGCATCAGCGGCGCCATGCTGGACCACCTGCGGCAGGAGCACCCCGCAGGCAGAGGCGGGCCCGAGGTGCAATTCGTGAGCCTTGACGAAACCGACGCGGATGGGAACTCCGGCATGCCCGAACTTCCTGACCAGGGTGCCGACCACGCGGATGTGCTGGAGCGCCAAGAGGCCGCGCAGCAGCGTCTGCGCTCGCTGACGGCCGGCCAGCGCGGCATCGTGTCAGAAGTGCTGGAGGGCAGAACGCTGGCGGCGATAGGCGCAGCACGCGGCTACTCCGAGAGCCGTGCGTCGCAGGTGGTCGGCGAGTCGGTGGCGCGACTGAATGGCGCGCGCGAGCGCACGCCGGACAGCTTCGACCCTGCTGCGGTGCGGATCAAGGTCGGCGCCAAGATCCCCGATCCGCGGCGCATGTATCGCAACCGGTTCCGAGAGCTGATGAACCGCATGCCTGCGACCGGCTCGGTGGAACTGGGCCCCACGCCGGCGGCCTCGCTCATCGCCGAGTTCAAGAAGGCCGGCATCCGCTACTGCCGGCGAACACTGGACAGCGGGCTCGTGCAGGTGACGCGCGAGCCTGCGCCCGAGCAATTCGAGGAGTGAAACCATGCTGACCGACGCCCAGCTTCAAGCCTTCCGGACCGCGCTGTTCGCCGAGAACGACCCCGATCTCGTCGGCTACCGCACCAACGGCCAGGCCACGATGATCGCGCAGTGGTATCGCGGGGAGTCTTCTCCGCAGTTCATCGTCTGGCGCACGAGTGTGACGCAGGACGAAATCATGCAGAACGGCTTCGACTGGACGCGGGTGGACAACCTCGCCAACGGAGCGGCGCGCGTCTGGGAGTGGATGTTCAACAACGAGGCGCGAAGCATCGATCCGAGCAAGGTCAACGTCCGGGCCGGCATCGAAGCTGTGTGGAAGGGCACGGCGGCCGATCTGGCCGTTCGCGCAGCGGTCTATGCACACTGCAAGCGGCCGGCGAACAGGCTCGAGCGGTTGTTCGCCACCGGCACCGGCAGCGATGCGTCGCCGGGAATGATGGTCGTGCAGGGCGATCTGTCCGAAACCGACGTGACGCGCGCGCTGGCCGAGGTGTGACGTGGGAAACCTGACCCTCAGCGGCTACCTCGCAGCGGCGCAGAGCATCGCCTGGAGTTCCGGTCAGACGCTCAACAGCCTGGTCGACAACGAGTTCACCGACCTCAGCAACGAGCTGGACAACAGCAGCACCAAGTACGCCTATGCGGACGTGGAGATCGTGCTCGCGTCCGCGGCCTTCAGCGGCACCGACAGCGGGATCGAGGTCTACCTCGTGCCGAGCCAGGACGGTACGAACTACCCGACGTGGACTGGCAACGGCACCGCTGATGAGCAGGAGAACACGCCGCACTTTGTCGGGTTCTGTCCGACGACTGGCACGACCGCTGCGCAGCGCATGGTGCTGCGGGACGTAGCGCTGCCCAACGGCAAGTTCCGCTGGGGCTTCCGCAACCGTGGGAACGTCAGCACAGGCGCGTCCGGCAACTCGGCCAGCTGGCGCCCACATAGCTTCGCCAGCCCGTGATGTTGATCGGCCGCAAGCCGTGGTTTCAGCAGCCCCCGCGGCTCCTGCTGCCCGTTGCTGAACCGTATGCGCACGGTCTGGCCGGCCTGATCACGTGCGACGGAGGCGGGGACCAGATCGTCGGCGGCAGTGGCTGGGCGAACACCGGGCTGCTCATTGCCAACGGGCTTCGCGGAGCGGCGCAGATCCAGTCAGCCGGCCACACGACCAACCCGACGCCCAACTGGGCACTGCAGGCGCCGGCCTCCTGGCTCACGGTCTTTGCGCCCACGCAGCACTTGACCGCTACCGGAGCGCATCTCGAGGTCAACGATCGGTTCTTCATTCAATCGCGATACAGCAACTTCGGGGTGCGCTACTTCACCATCAGCACGTCCGGGACGAGCTATTCCTACGAGAACAGCACCTGGTCGCTGACGAGACCGAACCACGCTCTTCTGGTGTGGGATGGAGCGACGGCCAAGACCTTCATCGACGGCGAGTTGATGCACTCTGCCGCCTGCACGGGGACGATCAGCTACGGGGCGTTCAGCTACTCCAACGTGCGAGCCCGGGTGCAGGCTGGAGCGGTGGCGCTGGCGGCCATCTGGCAGCGCGCCTTGACGGACCGGGAGGGGCTTGCGCTGACACGCAACCCCTGGCAGCTGTTTAAGCCCCGGCGGGTGTGGATGCCGGCGGGTGCGTCGGCTGTAGACGCTCTCGTGCTCGACCCCTCCGGCCAGATCATCCACAACCCGACTGCGTCCCCGACGGACCGCAAGCTCTTCCTGGGCGGCAGCGGCCAGCTGCTGGCCAAGACCACGGCATCGCCTGGCGACCGCCGCCTCACCATCGCCGCCGGCGCCTGGCAGGCCGCTCCGCCCGCGTAGCGCCACCCAACGAGCGCCACGCAAACCGGTTTGGCTTCCCGCCCGGCGCACCCCGCCGGACCATGCGGGCCATGCAGGACATCCGCCCCCTCGTGCCCACGTACTGCGCGCGCCCGCTGCACGCGCTGGTGGTGCACTGCTCGGCCACGGCCAGCGGGCAGTCCATCGGCGCGGATGCGGCGCGCGTCATCGACGGCTGGCATCGCGTCCGCGGGTTCCGCCGCACGCACCCGGTGCGGCACGCCCACCAGCCGCACCTGGGCCACATCGGCTATCACTACGTGGTGGACGTCGACGGCAGGCTGCAGCAAGGCCGCCACCTGAAGGAGCTGGGCGCGCACGTCGCCGGCCACAACACCGGCAGCGTGGGCATCTGCCTGGTTGGCGGCAGCGAGCCGCAGGCGCGCTACACCGCGGCGCAGTGGGCCACGCTGGCCAACCTCGTGACGCTGCTGCGCTTCGTCGCGCCTGCCGCCGGGGTGCTGGGCCACCGCGACCTGTTCCCCGACCGCAACGGCGACGGCCGCGTCGACCGGCACGACTGGCTCAAGACCTGCCCCGGCTTCGACGTCGCCGCCTGGCTGTCCAACGACATGCGGCCGCTGCCGCAGCACGTGTGGGCCTCATGAGCACGCCGCCCGCCAAGCCCTTCTGGCATAGCCGCATGCTGTGGTTCAACGTGCTGGTGGCCGCGCTGGCCGCGGCCGAGGCCGCGCTGGGACTGCTGCAGCCGCTGCTGGGCGAATACCGCTATGCGCTGCTGGCCTTCACGCTGGCGCTGGGCAACGCCGTGCTGCGCGTGCTCACCACGCAGGCGCTCACGCTGCGGGAGCCGCAGCCCTCATCCTGGGACGGGGAAAGGCCGTGATCGGCGTGCGCCCGCTCACCTGGTGGCTGGTGCCGCTCGCCATCTTCCTGGCCGGCTCCGCGCTCACGCTCGCGCATCTGGCGGGCCGCGCCGCCGGCGCGCGCGACTGCGCCGCCCGGCAGCTGCAGCAGCAGCACGACCAGGCCGACCGGGTGCGTGAGCTGCAGCGCGCCCTGGCCACCGGGCAGCAGCAGCTGCGCGCCGCGGAGGCCGCCGCCGCATCGCACCAGGCGCAGCTTGCGCAGGAGGTCCGCCATGTCCAACGCCCGCCCCTTGCCGCCTGCAGGCCCGTCGCCGCGCGGCCGGCGCCTGCCGCTGCCCCGGCCATGCTGCCGCCCGTCGAGCCACCGCCCCAGCCCGGCGCGGCGCCTGCTGTCGATGCCGCTCCTGCTGTGCTGCTCACTGCTCATGCTGTCCGCCTGTGGGACAGCGCCCTCGCGGGTGAGCACCTGCCCCGCGCTGGATGCTCTGCCACTGAGCCCGCCTCACCAGCCTGTGCTGCTGAAACCGCAGTGACGCTGGCTGACGCGCTGGAGAACCACACCGTGAATGCTGCCCTGTGCGCGGTGGACCGCGCGCGCCTGGCGGAGCTGAACGCTGCCATCCACCGCATCAGAGGCACGGCCCCATGAGCAACATAACCGGCCTGCTGGACGCGCGGTTCCTTTTCGACCTGCTGCAGACCTTCGTCATCGTGCTGCTGTGGCTGCGCCGCCCGGGCAAGGAGGCCGGCGAGCGCGTCGACGCGCTGGCCAGCGAGGTGAGCGTGCTGCGTGAGCGGCTGAACCACATGCCGCTGCGCGACGAGCTCACGCGGTTGGAGGGCAGCGTAGTCGCCATCCAGGCCACGCTGGAGGCCATGAAGAGCAGCAGCACCGCCACCAGCGCCGCCGTGAACCGCATCGAGGCGTTCCTGCTGCAGGCAGGCGGCCGCTGACACATGAGCTCCGTCACCTTCGCCGAGTTCCAGGCCGCAGACCGCCGCCTGGCCATCCTGCGCGCACTGGAGAGCGCCGCGGCCTACACCGTGAACGCGCTGCTGCTCGGCCGCTTCCTGGAAGCGGTGGGTCACGCCGTCAGCGCCGACCGCCTGGCGCAGGACCTGGCCTGGCTGGCCGAGCAGGGGCTGCTGCAGCTGGCCGACGCGCAGGGCCTGAAGGTGGCCACGCTCACCCCGCGCGGGGCCGACGTGGCCACCGGCCGCGCCACGGTGCCCGGCGTGCAGCGCCCGGCACCCGGCTGGTGAAGGGGCGCGCCATGCCGCGCCGCCGCAAGATCGACACCCTGCCCGAGGACACGCGCGCCTGGCTGCGCGCGGAGCTGGCGCGCCGCGGCTTCGGCGACATCGAGGCCGTCACCGCCGAGCTCAACGCCCAGCTGGCCGAGCTGGGCCTGGGCATCACCGTGGGCAAGACGGCGGTGGGCGAGGAAAGCCAGCGCGTGCGCCGCGCCCAGGAGGCCGTGCGCGCCACCACCGAGGCCGCGCGGCTGATCGCCGAGACGGCGCCCGACGACGGCGACCACCGCAGCGCCGCGGCGATGGCGCTGGTGCAGAGCGAGGTCTTCGAGCTGCTGCTGCGCGTGCGCGAGAGCGAGAGCATCAAGGACGACGTGGAGCGCCTGGGCGTGATGGGCGAAGCCGCGCTGGCCATGAGCCGCCTCAGCCGCGCCCGCGTGAACCAGAGCCGCTGGGCCACCGAGGTGGACGCGCGCGCCAGGGCCGCGGCCGACAAGGTGGGCAAGCTCCTGGCGCAGCGCGGCATGGACAAGGCCACCGAGGCCGAGATCCGCGCCAGCATCCTGGGCATCGCGGCCAGGAGCCCGGCGTGAGCGCCGCCAACCCGCTGGCGCTGCTCACCCCGCAGGCAGCGCCGAATGCCCCACCGCCGGTGCTGCTGGGCTACCAGCAGCGCTGGGTGGCCGACCAGGCGCAGCTCAAGATCGCCGAGAAGGGGCGCCGCGTGGGCCTGACCTGGGCCGAGGCCGCCGACGACGCGCTCATCGCCGCGGCCGAAGGCGGATCGAACGTGTTCTACATCTCGGCCACGCAGGACATGGCGCGGGAGTACATCGAGGCGGTGGCCATGTGGGCGCGCGCCTTCGACTCGGCCGCCGGTGCCATCAGCGAAGGCATCTATGCCGACGAGGGGAAGGACGGCGCCGAACGCCACATCAAGACCTACGAGGTGACCTTCCCGCGCAGCGGCAAGCGCGTGCTGGCGCTGAGCAGCCGGCCGGCCAACCTGCGGGGCAAGCAGGGCGTGATCGTCATCGACGAGGCCGCCTTCGCGCCGGACCTGCCCGGGCTGCTGAAGGCGGCGCTGGCCATGCTGATGTGGGGCGACAAGGTGCGCATCATCAGCACCCACAACGGCGCGGAGAACCGCTTCAACCAGCTCATCCAGGAGGTGCGCGCCGGCAAGCGCGGCGCGGCCACGGTGCACCGGATCCCGTTCCGCGACGCGGTGGCCGACGGCCTGTTCCGGCGCGTGTGCCTGCGCAAGGGCAGGACCTGGACCCAGGCCGCCGAGGACGCCTGGGTCGCCGAGACCTATGCCTTCTACGGCGACGACGCCCCCGAGGAGCTGGACGCCGTGCCCAGCGCCAGCGCCGGCGCCTACCTCAGCCTGGTCCTGATCGAGCAGCGCATGGTGCCCTGGGTGCCGGGCGTGCTGCCGAGCATCGTGCGCGGGCGCTGGGCCGACGACTTCGCCTTCCAGCCCGAGCACGTGCGCGTCGGCGCGGTGCAGGCGTGGATCGAGGAGAACCTGGCGCCGCTGGTGCGCCAGCTCAGCCCGCTGCGCCGCCACAGCTTCGGCGAGGACTTCGCGCGCAGCATGAACCTCACCAGCATCACGCTGCTGGAGGAGGGCGTGGACCTGGTGCGCCGCGTGGTGCTGCAGCTGGAGCTGTTCAACTGCCCCTTCAGCGCGCAGCAGCAGATCCTGTTCTGGCTGCTGGACCACGTGCCACGCCTGCGCGCCGGCGCGATGGACGCCGGCGGCAACGGCAGCGCGCTGGCCGAGGCCACCGCCCAGCGCTACGGCACGCAGCGCGTGGCGCGCATCATGCTCACGCGGGCCTTCTACCTGGAGCACATGCCCAGGCTGAAGGCCGCGCTCGAGGACGCCACGCTCACCGACATCCCGCGCGACGAGCAGCTGCGCGACGACCTGCGCGCCATCGTCGTCATCGACGGCGTGCCGCAGATCGCCGGCGGCGACACCACGCGAAGCGCCGCCGCGCGCGCCGCGGCGGCCGAAGGCGGCGGCAAGGTCAAGCGCCACGGCGACTTCGCGGTGAGCCTGTTCCTGGGCCTGTACGCCAGCCTGCACGGCGGCAGCGAGATCGCCTGGACGGCGGTGCCCGCGATCGCCGGGCGCTTCGCGGAGCGGCCGGAGGGCGGCGACGGCCGGCTGCGCATGCGCCCGGACCCCATGCGGGACATGCCCCGATCGGCCGGCGCCGGGGGTGAATGGTGAGCGGGCGGGGGGAGACCCGGGCCCGCGGATGGCCCGTGCACCCGTTCCGGAACGTTTCTGGGGCGTTTCTGGGGGCGACCCGCTACCCACGGTGCGGCACGGCGCCCGCGCGGGCTCCTGCGCGCCGCGGCGCCGGGGCCCGCTGAAGCGCCCGCCGCCCCACTGCAGGAGCCCCGCATGACACGCATCGTCGACATCCACGGCAACCCCATCGATCTCGGCCGCCTGGCCGAGCCGCAGACGGCCAACACCGCCTGGCTGCGCCGGGAATTCGACACCCACCCCGCCAAGGGCCTGACGCCCGAGCGCCTGGCCGGCGTGCTGCTGCGTGGCGAGCAGGGCGACTGGCTCGCCCAGCTGGACCTGGCCAGCGACATCGAGGAGCGCGACGGGCACGCCTACGCCGAGCTGAGCAAGCGCAAGCAGAGCATCGCCGCACTGGAGTGGACGCTGGTACCGCCCAAGGGTGCGAGCGCGCTGGAGAAGGCGCACACCGCGCAGCTGCTGGAGTGGATGGAGGCGCTGCCCGACTTCGAAGACCTGCTGCTGCAGGTGATGGATGGCGTGCTGTACGGCCTGGCCGCGCACGCCATCACCTGGCGGCCGCAGGGCCGCGTGCGGCTGCCGGAGCTGGAGTTCTGCCCGCAGCGCTGGTTCGTGCCCGACGCCGCGCGCCGCGGCGTGCTGCTGCGGAGCCAGACGCAGCTGGCACCCAACCCGCCGGGCCTGGAGGAGCTGGCGCCGGTGATGGGCGAGCCGCTGGCGCCCATGCAGTGGCTGGTGCACACGCCCGCCAGCCGCAACGGCTACCTGGCGCGCAGCGCCCTGGTGAGAGTGCTGGCCTGGCCGTACCTGTTCAAGCACTACAGCGTGCGCGACTTCGCCGAGTTCCTGGAGATCTACGGCCTGCCGCTGCGCCTGGGGAAATACCCCAGCGGAGCGACCGAGGACGAGAAGCTCACGCTGCTGCGCGCCGTCACCGACATCGGGCACAACGCCGCCGGCATCGTGCCCGAGGGCATGGCCATCGACTTCCAGCACGCCGCGCAGGGCACGCAGGTGCCCTTCGAGAGCATGTTCAGGTACATGGACGCCGTGGAGAGCAAGGTCATCCTGGGCCAGACGCTCAGCAGCGGCGAGGGCAACACCGGCACGATGGCCCTGGGCATGGTGCACGAGCGCGTGCGCCACGAGATCCGCGCCAGCGACGCCCGCCAGGTGGAGGGCAGCATCACCCGCCAGCTGGTGGTGCCGATGGGGCTGATCAACATCCCCGGCTTCGACCCCGGCCGCGCACCGCACCTGAAGCTGGACTTCGGCGACACCGAGGACCTGAAGCTCATGAGCGAGGCCCTGCCCAGACTGGTGAGCGTGGGCGTGAAGATCCCGGAGGCCTGGGCGCGGGAGAAGCTGCGCATCCCGACCGCCAAGGAGGGCGAGCCGGTGCTGGCCATGCAGGGCGCGCCGGCCGGCGCAGAGCCAGGCGGGGACGACCACGACCCCGACAACATGGGCCGCGCCGACGATCGCGGCCGCGCCGCCCGCCGCGCCGCGGCCGCCGGCGGCTGCCCGGTGCATGGCACGGCCGCGCTGGCCGGCGCCGTGCCCCCGCGCGACCCGCTGGACGACCTGGTCGACGAGGCCGCCGCGCAGTGGCGCCCGCTGCTGGGCCCGATGGTGGAGCCGCTGCTGGCCGAGCTGGACCGCGCCGCTGCCGCGGGCGAGAGCCTGGAGGCCTTCGCCGCGCGGCTGCCCGAGCTGGTGCAGCGGCTGGACACCGGCCCGCTGGCCGCGCACCTGGCGCGCGCCGGCTTCGTGGCCCGCCTGGCCGGCGAGGCCGACATCGGCCTGCAGGGCCGCGACAGCTGACCCGGCGGCTTCATGGCCCGCACCCTGCCGCCCGGCGTGCGCCTGGGCACCGCCGAGCCCGCCGATGCGGTGGCGGCGTTCCAGGCCCGCGGCGACCTGGCGCCCACCTTCCGCTGGACGGACGTGTGGCAGGAGGAGCAGGCGGCCAAGTTCATGGTGGCCGGCGTGGCACAGGCCGACGTGCTGCGCCTGTTCCGCGAGCGCCTGGCCGACGTCGCGCGCACCGGTCTCAGCCCGGCGGACTTCAGCCGCGCCATCAGGCCCGAGCTGGTGAAGGCCGGCTGGTGGGGCGACGTGGAGGTCACCGACCCCGCCACCGGCGAGACGCGCATCACGCGCTTCGACGAGCGCCGGCTGCGCCTGATCTACGACACCAACCTCCGCCAGAGCTATGCCGCCGGCCGCTACGCGCGCGCCGTGCGCAACGCGCGCCGGCTGCCGCTGCTGTGCTACCGCACCATGCGCGACGAGCGCGTGCGCGCCAGCCACGCCGCATGGGACAACCTGGTGCTGCCGGTGGGGCACCCCTTCTGGCAGCAGCACTACCCGCCGAACGCGTGGCGCTGCCGCTGCACCGCGTTTGCGATGGGCGAAAACGACTTGCAGCGCAGGCAACAGGGTGGCGAGCGATTCCGCACCGACCCGCCGCGCGACGTGCAGGTGCCCTACACCGACCCGCGCACCGGCGAGGAGCGCACCGCGCCGCTGGGCGTGGACCCGGCCTTCGCGTACAACCCCGGGCAGGCCTTCCTGGACAACGCCGCCGGCCTGCAGCGCCGCGCGCTGGCAGCCGCGCCGCCGCTGGATGCCCAGGCGCTGGTGCGCCAGGCCGCGCGCCCGGGCGGGCAGGTTGAGCGCTTCCTGGAAGCGCCGGCCGAGGGCGAGCGCGTGCCCGTGGCCGTGCGCCTGGGCAAGCCGCTGATGCTGGATGCCCTGGCCGTGCGGGCCTTCAGGCGCGACGCCGAGGCAAACGCCACGATGGACGTGCTGCGCACCGCAGCCGACTGGAACAGCCAGGCGCAGGCCGCGCTGGACCGCGGCATCAGCGTGCGCGCACCGGGTGGCCGCCGCGCCTACGTGCTCGAGCTGCCCGGCGACCTGGTGCTGCTGCTGCAGGTGGAGACCGTGCGCGACGCGGCCGGCGCCAGCGTGCTGCGCGTGCACAGCATGCGCGTCATGCTGTTCGGCGACGCCGCGGCCGACCCCGAGGCGCAGCAGCTGCTGCGCAAGGCCGGCGCGCTGGACAGCGGCATCGACGCCCGGCTGGACCGCCTGGCGCGCCGCCGCAGCGGGGACTGACCCGTGGCCCGCTTCCTGCGCATCGAGGTCGACGGCAGCGCCGAGCTGCAGGCCTTCCTGCAGCAGGCGGTGCGCCGCCTGCAGCGGCCGGCCGAGCTGATGGAGGCCCTGGCCGCGCGGCTTGAGGCCAGCGTGCAGGAGCGCTTCGACCGCAAGGTGGACCCCACCGGAGCCGCCTGGGCGCCGCTGGCGCCGGCTACGCTGGAGAAGTACGCCGACGAGGACAAGGGCCGCCGCCAGGGCAGCCTGCTGCAGCGCACGGGGCAGATGCGCGCCAGCCTCACCAGCGCGGCGGGCGCGGACTTCGCCGAGGTGGGCATGAGCCGGCTCTCCGACGGCGGCGAGTGGAGCATCCCGCTGCTGCACGAGACCGGCACGCGCCGCATGCCGCGCCGCGGCATCTTCCTGGCCGACCCCGACGCGGGCACGCTGGGGCAGCAGGACGAGGCCCTGCTGACCGAGGAGATCCAGGCGTTCCTGGACGACGTGTTCGGGGGCGCGTGATGGGTGCGGCCAGATCGCAGCAGCAGCTGACCCGCATCCGCGTGAGCTTTGCCTGCAACGACGAGCGGGGCAACTTCGCTGGCCGCGCCTGGGCGGCGCATCCGGAGAGCCTGTACCGCGTGGGCCGGCACCCCTGGGACGCCGAGCTCGTGCACGACGACTGGGGCCGCGGCGTGGCGCTGACGGTGGACCACGCGCGGCTGAAGCTGCGCATCCACCGCGTGTGGTTCCCGTTCAAGGCGCACCGCACCTGGCACGGCAACTGGTGCTGGGACAGCTTCGACTTCGAGCGCGCCACCGGCAAGCGGCTGCTGGCCGTGATGCGCCGCCACGGCGCGTGGCATTGCGAGGCCGGACCCTCGGCCTTCTACCGCTGGTGGAACGCAGCGGACCGGGGCAAGGCGGCTCCCCTCAAAGGCCGCGGATCCACAGAAAGCGAAGACCGATGACGACGACCGTGATGATTGCCGTGCGCGGCAACAAGGAAGTGGCGATCGAGACGCCCAGGGGCCGCATGGTGCTGCCGCCGGGGCGGTGGGTGGGCGACATCCCCATCCACGGTGACCAGGCCCTGAAGATCAGCGAGACGGGGCCCTTCGTCGACCCGGGTCCGGGGGCGCGGTTCGAGGAGCTGCAGGTCATCGACAGCGCCGGCGTCGGTGATGCCGGCGACCTGCTCCGCGCCCCCGCCGCGTCGGGCCCGGCTACCGACTGAGAGAGGCAGCCGCATGGACAGCTTCGTTCAACCCAAGATCACCGGCTATCGCCAGCTCACCGAGGCCGAGGCCGCGCTGATGAACGAGATCAAGGCGCACGGCGTGCAGCTCGGCGAGCTGGTGGCGAAGCTGCGCGGCGCCCCAGGCCTGGACCAGCGCTGGATCAGCATCGGAGCCACCGACCTGCAGACCGGGCTGATGGCGCTGACGCGCGGCGTGGCGCAGCCGACGACGTTCTGACAGGGCGGTCGTGGACCTGCCGCCCATCAGCACCCTGCCGGTGCCGACCAAGGTGATCAGCCTGCAGGAGGCGCGCAACAGGTTCCGCGCGGACAGGTGCCAGCACAAGCACATGACCGTGGACGAGGAACTGAGCGAGGTGACGTGCGACGACTGCGGCGCGAAGCTGAACCCGGTGGCGGTGCTGACGCGCTTCGCACGCGAGGAAAGCCGCTGGCAGCGCGAGGCCGAACGGCTGCGCGAGCTGCACCAGGCGCTGGATGCGCGCGTGCGCTGCAGGTGCCAGCACTGCGGGCAGATGACCCGGATACGGACTTGAGGTCCAACGCAGAGGTGAGGCGGCCACAAGGGCGCAGCGACCTCTGAGGACAACGAGCCGGCGAGCCCTTGTGGCTCGCCTCG